CACCTGGTTGTCACCGCTCAGCACGGCGTCCATGAATGCTTCGCCGGCGAAGTAGTAGGTCAGGCCGACCTGTCGGCTTTTGAGGATGTTTCGGACGCGGCGTGTTAGCGGGTTTTGTTTCGCCTCGAACAGCTCTTTCTGGTAGCCGTACATCTTCGAGATGAATTTATCGAGGAAGTCCACTTCGGTCAGACCACTGACGTCGTTCTTCGCCTTCTTTTCGCGCTTCTTGCCGCCGCCTTCGCCTCGTTCACGACGTTGACCAGGCTGGCGTCCGTGAGGCTCGTCCGGTGCGTCCGACGGCGCTGCCTGTGCAGGCTTGGCCGCCAGTTTTTTCAGCCGTTCAAGCAGGCTCGTCAGCCGCTCCAGTTCGTCCAGTTCGGCTTTCGTCAGCGGATCGATCTTTTCCAGAATCAGGGTGATGCGCCGGTTGACTGCGCTCAACGGTTCTTCATCCGTCAGCATCTCGTCCCAGCCGCCTTGGCGGATCCAGTAGTAGACGATTCGGATGTTGGGCAGCTTCAAATGCGCCTGGATTTCCTTCACCGAACAGCGGCGCAGGTAGAGGCGTTTTGCAGCTTCTTTGACTTCGGTCGGGTAGTTCATGGGCCGCAGTCTATGCGGCGAAAACGCTGGAAACGCGGCCTGAAATGCGGGGTTGTTCGTAGAGTTTTGATCTACGAATAGGCCCGAAGCAAAGCGTTTGTTTGGGGCAGATCGGCTCCCTATCGTGGCGGCTCATTCAGCGATTGAGCGCAGTCACCAATCATGCCCCGTTCCCTTGTCTCCTACTGGAAACGCGTTGCCACCAGCGGCCCGACCGTCGATGGCCGTGAGATTCTTCCCCAGGAACTGCGCGACATCGCCGAGACCTACACGCCGACTTTGTACACCGCTGTTATCTGGTGCGAACACGAACGCTGGTTCGGATCTCACGGGACGGTTTTTGCTGTGCGCCTGGTCGAGGAGGGCGACGATCTGGAACCTGGCCAAGTCGCCCTTGAAGCGCAACTGAAGCCAAACGACAAGCTGCTGCGCCTTAACGACGCTGGCGAAAAGCTGTTCACCAGTATTGAGATCAAGCCGAATTTCAGGGGCCGTGGCAAAGCCTACATGACCGGTATCGCCGTCACCGACGAACCCGCCAGCGTCGGCACGCAAGAACTCTACTTCTCCAGTCGCACCAGCCGCGATGCGTACTACGCCGCCTCCCAAGAACTCGGCCCTCTGCGCGAAACCGAAGCGCAGGGCGAGATCGGCCGCCTTGTCGGCATGTTCACCCGCCTGTTCAAGCGTTTCGGCATTGACGACACCGCAGCCGAAACCACTCCGCAAACCCCAACCGAGAGCAAACCCCCAATGGATGAAGCTACCGCAACGGCTTTGAAAGCCCTGCTGGCCCAGCTGCTGGTCGTCGCTGCCGGCATTCAGGCCGTGATTGAGCCTGCTGCCGAAGACGCGCCAGAACCCGATCAAGCCCCGATCGATGACGTCAGCGCGGCAGTCGACGAGATCGTTTCCACCGCCGAAGAAGAACGCGAATTCAAACGCAACGGCGGTAGTTCCAACAAAGCAGTGTTGGCAGCTCTGACCAGTCTGCAGCAACAGTTCACCACGTTGCAGAACACTGCCACCGGTCGTCAGCTGCCGCGCTCCACCGGCGCAGCCGACAAAACCAAAGCGCGAGTACTCTGACATGGCCCGTTCCCTGAGCGCCTACGGCGCCAAGATGTATGCAGCCATGCAACTGGCCATGGCCGAGACCTACGGCGTCGAGCTGTCCAGCAAGATGTTCAGCGTTGAGCCGTCTATCACCCAGGAACTGAACGACGCCATCACCGCCAAGTCGGACTTCCTTTCGCGCATCAACGTCATTGGCGTGAGCGAAATCAAGGGCGAGAAGGTGTTCATCGGTGTGTCCGGCCCGGTGACTGGCCGTACTAACACCAAGACCACCGATCGCGAGGCGAAAGACGCCTCCGAGCTGGACAACACCACCTACGAACTCTCGTCCACCGAGTCGGACGTGGGTCTGCCGTACGCAAAAATCGACGCCTGGGCCAAATTCCCGGACTTCCACCAACGTTACTCGGCTGCTGTGCAGAAACAGATCGCCCTGGATCGCATCATGGTCGGATTCCACGGCCTGAAAGCCGCTGCGCAGACCGATATCGCCGCTTACCCAATGCTGCAGGACGTGAACAAAGGCTGGCTGCAACAACTGCGCGAGCAAGCCCCACAGCAGGTACTCAAGGAAGGCAAAACCGCTGGCAAAGTAATCCTGGGGCAGGGCGGTGATTACGCCAACCTGGACGCCCTGGTGCATGACACCAAGCAAATGGTGGACGAACGCCTGCGCGATGGCGGCGACCTGATCGCCATTATCGGCACCGACCTGTTAGCGGCTGACAAGGCAAAGCTGTACGCCAAGCAGGGTGATACACCAACCGAGAAAGAGCGCATCGAGGACGCCCAGGTGATCGCCACTTATGGTGGTCTGCCAAGCTTCAGCGTGCCGTTCTTCCCGGTTAACGGCGTGCTGGTCACCAGTTGGGACAATCTGTCGATCTACTTCCAGGACTCCAGCTGGCGCAAGCAAACCGTAGACAACCCAAAACGCTCCCGTGTCGAGGATTACAACAGCCGCAACGAAGGCTACGTGATCGAGCAGCTGGAAAAGATCGCGTTTACTGAAAACGTTGAGTTGGCCGCATGAGCCTGGCCCTTGCCCACAAGCGCCGTACTTTGGCACAGGGAACCGCTGCAGTAATCGCTGCAGCCGCCGCACCGCTGGCGTATTCGCCGGCGGAAGCCCTGAGCAGCCCGGCCAACGCGAAAAAGCACCTGCTGCTGATGGAAGCCTCTCTGGATCAGGATCTGCAGCGCCTGAGCGATATCAAGGGTCTCGCTGGGCGTCAGGCACTCAAGCGCGAGGAGCTGTTGCCCAAGTACCAGGATTTCATTCAGCGCTACATGGACTCGGGTCTGGTGATGCCGAATCGCGTTCTGGTGCAGGTGATGGTTTGGCTGTTCGACACCGAGCAGTTCGAAGACGGCCTAGCACTCGCGGACTTTGCGATCGGGCAGGGGCAGGAAATGCCCGAGCGGTTTAAGCGCCGCGACGTGCAAACCTTCGTTGCGGACGCAGTGATCGATTGGGCTTACGCCGAATACAACGCGCAACGCAGCCCGGAGCCGTACCTGTCCGATCTGCTGCCGCGTGTCGACGGTGAATGGGAGCTGACCGAACAGATCCCGAGCAAGTACCACAAGTTGATCGGCATGCGCGCCATGGAGGCCGAGCAGTGGGAAACCGCGCTCCAGCATCTGGAACGCTCCACCGAGCTGTACGCGAAAGCCGGCAATGAGACGCGCATTGCGAAGTGCCGCAAGGCGATCGCCAAACAAACCCCCGCCGTGACCGGCGCCCAATAACCGACTACCCCCCCAGCGGGGAACTGTGGACGTGTGTCTGCCATTCATGGCCAGCCCCACGAAAAACAGTCTCCCCGCCCTATTCGAGCGGCCAGCAATGAGCTTTTCCGGGAAACCCACCACCTTTGTGGAACAGGCGATTGAGAACGACGGCTTCTGGCCGAACCTCTCCGTGTCCGAGTTTCAGAAGGGCTACCGCCTGCCGGCGGAGTACCTGGTAGACATGCTGGTCACTGATTTGACTACCGCGATGATTGAGATCAATCGCGATTTGTCCAAACGCAAAGGCCAATTGCAGAGCGTGGGCATCACATCCGTGGAATCTGGGGACCCTAAGGTGCTGCCTGATTCCACATTTCACGTAGCGACGTACAAGCGCGCCGTGTATTGCCGCGCCAAGTCCAGCTTGCTGACGCAGTTCGCCACGGTGAGCCGCCGTGAAAGCGCCGAAAACACTGGCAAAGAAATGCCCGAACGCGGCGAGACGTTTCTGCAGTTCAGTCAGCAGGCGGTTCGCTCGCTACAGGGGCGCGGCCGAATCACGGCAGCGATCATATGACCAAGCTGCAGACACTGACCGCGTATCTATTGGAACGCCGCCTGGTCGAGCCTGAACAACTCGACAGCTGGACGGAGCAGGTAAAGCTTTCGCTGATCTGGAAACCCGACGTCGACGGCATGCACTTCGCCGATATGCACTATCGCGCCGTGATTGTCCTGGAGCGTTTCGCCGCCAACCCGGCTCGCATGATGGCGTTGGTCGGCAGTTGGCTGGAAAAACACGACTCCAACCGTGACCGCCACGAACTGCCGGCGCCGGAGTTCCTTGTGGAGCCTCTGGATAACGATCTGTTCGACGTGGAAATCACGCTGGAGTTTGTCGAGCCGCAGTATCTGGCCGAAGACCCTGCCGGCGAGATCGAAGCCTTCGGCAAGACCTGGGCCTTTGTCCCGTTTGATCTGTGGATTGCAGAGCGCGGCGAGGTGGCCACCGATGGCCGGGCGTAGCACGTTCGAACTCGACATTCGGGGGCGCTTGGGCGTACGCGAACAACTGGCGTTGCTTAGCCTGCCGCCGCAATTGCGCCGCCGCTTGCTGAACCAGGTAACCAAACGCGTGCGGACGATGAGCCGCAAGCGAGTGCGTGAGCAGAAGAACCTGGACGGCACACCCTTCGCCCCACGCAAGGGCGACACCAAGGGCAAAAAGAAGATGGAAGCCGGCCTGGCCAAGTTGATGGTGGTCACCCGGGTGTCTGCTGATGAAGCGGAATTGGGCTGGAAAAACGCTCTGACCCGATGGGTCGCCGCGCAGCAGCACAACGGCGTCAGTGAGCGCCGCACCGCCCAACAGATGCGCCGATGGAACAAGACCTCACCGGGTTTGGCAGCAACCGACAAGCAAGCCAAGCGCTTGCGGCGGTTGGGCTTCCGTGTGCGCCAAGCAGGCAAAAAGACGCTGACCCGGCCGTCTGTGGCGTGGATTCAGGAGCATGTGAACTACGCCAAAGCCGGTTTGCTGATCCGGATCCTAGACGACCAGCGCAGCGAAAGCACCGGCGCGCAGAGCTGGGAAATCACGCTGCCGAAACGCCAGTTCATCGGCGCCGAAACTGAGCGCGAAACCAATCTCCTGATTAACCAGGTGTTGCAACAAATCCTAACTTCACCCCGCTAACGAGGCACTGCATGGCACTCGGTCAAGTCACCGTCGACAATCTCAATCTAGGCCAGGGCGCCGTGACAGAGGTTGAGCGTTACTTTCTTTTCATCGGCCCCGCCGCCAAAAACGTCGGCCAGATCATTCCGTTGAACACCGACAGCGATCTGGACGCCGCCCTGGGCGTCCCGGCGAGCGATCTGAAAACCCAAATCACCGCCGCACGTTTGAACGGTGGCCAGCGCTGGGCCTGCATGGCGGCCCCGATCGGCCCCGAAGGCGACTGGGCCACCGCTCTGGAGAAAACCCAGCAACAAGGGGTGTCGGTGGAAGCGGTAATCGTCACCAAGCCTGTCGCCAAGGGTGACGAACTATCGGCCATGAATGACGCGGCCGTCGCCCTGAACAACACCTACGGCCGTCGTGTTTTCTTTCTGGCAAGCACCGCCGGCATCGCCGTCGACCAGACCTGGGCACAGTATCTGAGCGAGCAAAAAGCGTTGGTAGCGGGTCTGGCAGCGCCGCGCGTTTCACCGGTGCCGCAACTGCACGGTAATGACTTGGGCGTGCTGGCTGGCCGCTTGGCCAATTCGGCAGTCAGCATCGCTGATAGTCCGATGCGCGTGGCCACCGGCCCGGTGCTGGGACTTGGCGACGTGCCTATCGATATGGAGCTGATCCCGCTGCCGTCCGCTGTGCGCAGTGAACTGGATCGGGCGCGGTTCTCCGTCACCCAGACCTACCCCGACTACCCGGGCGTGTACTGGGGTGACTGCAACATGTTGGACACCCCGGGCAGTGACTTTCAGGTCGTGGAATACCTGCGCATCACCGACAAAGCCGCTCGCCTGATTCGCCCGCTGCTTATCCGCCGTGTAGCCGATCGCCGCTTGAACAGTACCCCCAACAGCATGGCGGTGAACACCAACCAACTGATGGCGCCTCTGCGTGCCATGGCCAAGTCCATCAAGTTCAACGGCGAGGTGTTCCCCGGTGACATCGAGCCGCCGAAAGATGGTGACCTGGTGCTGGAATGGCTCAGCAAAACCAAGGTTGCGGCCTACATCAAGCTCAAACCCCTCAACTGCCCGAAAGACCTCACGGCGAACATCGCCTTGGATCTTTCCACTGACAAAACGGAGTAACGCCCCATGGCAAAAATTGGCGGCAAGAACTTCGACGTGAGCCTGGGCGATCTGTCGCTGCACGTCGAGAGCTGCACCCTGGACATCACCGATAACTCGGCCGTGGCGCAGACGCGTGGTGTGCCTGACGGCTACGTGGAGGGCGACGTGGCTGCGGCCGGCGAACTGGAACTGGACAGCTCCAACTTTCAGTTGCTGATCGATGCGGCGCGATCGGCGGGCAGCTTCCGCAAGCTCAAGCCGTTTGACGCAGTGTTCTTCGCCAAGGCCGGCGAAGACGAGGAACTGCGCGTGGAAGCCTTCGGCTGCAAGGTGAAGATCTCCAGCCTGTTGTCGATCGACCCGAAAGGTGGCGAGAAGACCAAACACAAGGTGCCGTTTGACGTCACCAGTCCGGACTTCATTCACATCAACGGCGTTCCGTACCTCGACGCTACCGAGATCGAGGGGATCCGTTAATGGTGGACTGGTTCGACCGCGCCCAGGAGCTGGAGCAACGCCAACGTGACCAGGCGATCAAGGCCCAGCTGCTGACGCCTGTGCCGGTCGGGCCAAGCCTGACCCATTGCGAGGACTGCGACAAGGAGATCCCGCCGGCGCGCCAGGCACTGGGCGGTAAAACGCGGTGTGTCCCGTGCCAGACGGGCTTTGAGCAGAGTAAACGCTGATGACGACTGACGCCGCACGCCTCGGAACGCTGGAGCAGAGATTCGCCGTATTTGAACACCGGCTGAGCGAGTTGGAAGACCGCCATGAAACCGTGCCTACCCGCGTGACCAAGTTGGAACAGGGGTTCGAACACATGGCCGGGCAGCTATCGGAACTGAACGCTGGCCAGCAGACCCTGACGGTCGCGGTGAATGACATCGGCGCCAAGGTCGGCCGCTTGCTGACCATTCTCACGGTGGTCGCTTCTGTGCTGCAGATGGTTGTGCCGGCACTGTTGCGGGTGTGGTTCCCATGAGCCTGCGCGGCAGGATTCAAGCCGGTGTGATTGCGCTGGCCAGCGCTCCGTTGGTGATCTTCCTGGGCACTTGGGAAGGCCGTGGCCAGAACACCGTTTATGCCGACAAGTTGGCCAGCGGACTGCCCACTGTCTGCAAGGGCATCACCCGACACACCAGCCCGTTCCCGGTGGTAGTCGGTGACTACTGGTCGCCCGATCGTTGCGCGGAGGTGGAGCAGATGGTGATACGCAAAACCCAGCTGCAGCTGGCCGACTGCATCACCAACCCGGACGTGAGCCAGAACACTTTCGACGCGCTGACCAGCCATGGCCACAACGTCGGTGTGCCCAGCACTTGCGCCAGTCGGGCGGTGGCGTTGATCAACGCCGGCCGCATTGCTGACGGCTGCAGGGCGTTGGCCTGGGCATCGGACGGCAAGACACCGGTATGGGCGTACGTGACCGACGCCCAAGGCCGCAAGCGCTTCGTTCAAGGCCTGCACAACCGCCGGCTGGCTGAAATGGATCTGTGCCTGCGATGAGCCTTTCCCCATTGCGCCTGGCGCCTTTCGTGCTGCTGGTGGCCCTGCTGGTGTGGGTGGCGTTCGATCGGGTAACCGATCAGCGCGACGACGCCAGGCGCGAGCGCGACAGCGCGCAATGGGAGGCGGGCGGCCTGCGTGAAGCGGCCCGAATCAGCGGCGAAATGCTCGCTGAGCGCGACGCGATCGACCAACGAAACACCAAGGAATTGACCGATGTACTCACTGAAAACGAGCGCCTGCGCCGCGCTGTTAGCGATGGCTCTGGCCGGTTGCTCGTCCGCGCCACCTGTCCCGCCACCGGATCTGTGCCCGCCACCGCCGGCACCGCCCGCATGGCTGATGCAGGACGCGCCGAACTCGCAGCAGACGCTCGACCGGATTATTTCACCCTCCGTAATCAGCTCGCCCTAAGCCGGCAAATGATTCTCGGATTGCAGCAATACGTCCGTGGCGTGTGCCAGCGATCGCCAGCGCACCAGGACACCACTTTTCCCAACCTCAACAAGAGATCTACCCAATGAGCCAACAGAACAACACCGAAATCACCCTGGAAGTCGGCGAACAGGAATTCACCTTCAACCTGACCCCGGCCGACGTCACCAAGTATTTCAACGCTCTGACCCAAACCAACAAGGTCGCCCCGGGCAACAACCTGTTGATGACCACTGTGCTGCAGGAACAAAAAGCCGTGCTGAAACCGCTGCTGGGCAACCCGGTGATGGTGATGCAGATCGCCGGCGCGCTGCTCGAGGAGTACGCGCCCAACGTTGAGGTGATCGTAAAAAAGCGCTCGAGCACGCTGAGCGCCTAAGCGAAAACGGACTGGGCCAGTTGATGGCCCTGACGAACCGCTGGCTTCCTGGTGCCGAACCCACGCCCGAGGCGATGGGGACGGCCAAGTGGCTGGAGGACGAACACTGGAGACGCATGGAGTTCGCCGTGGCTAACGGCATCGCCCTTGCGCTGAACGGGTAACGACTTTGGCAGACCGTAGCGCCAGCCTGGCTTTCATCCTGAGCCTGACCGACAAGGTCACCGCGCCCCTGGGCAAGGTGAAGATGGGCTTTTCCGAGCTTGCGGATCAGAGCGAAAAGCACATCAAGACGATCGGCTTGGGCATGGCTGGCGTGACGGCAGCAGTAGTCGGGATTCGCGAGTCCATGGAACCGGCGCTGGAGGTCAATCGCGCCCTGGGCGACGTCCGATCGTTGGGTGTGGCCGAGGATGCGTTGTCTGCGCTCAATGCCAAGTCGCTGGAATTTGCGGTGAGCTACGGCGAGAACGCCAAGGATTTTGTGGCCTCGGCTTACCTGATCGAGGGCGCCATCAAGGGGCTTGCCGGCAACCAGCTCGCCACGTTCACCAACACCAGCAACTTGCTGGCGAAGGCCACCAAGACGGACGCCGAAACCATGGGCGAATACGTCGGCACGCTCTACAACCTGCAGAAGTCCCAAGCGGATGCGATGGGGAAGGGCGCGTGGGTGGAAAAACTCGGCGGGCAAACCGCGCTGGCCGTGCAGCTGTTCCGCACCAGCGGCGCCGCGATGAAAGACGCCTTTAAGGAGGCCGGCGCGATCGCCACTACATCCGGCGTCGACCTTGCCGAACAGATGGCGGTGATCGGCACGCTGAGCAGCACCATGGAGGGCGGCGACGCTGGCGGGCGCTATAAGGCGTTCTTCGAAAACATCGGCGCGGCGTCGGAAAAACTTGGCATGAAGTTCACCGATCAGCAGGGCAAAGTCCTGCCGATGATGGCGATTCTGGACAAGCTGCAGGGCAAGTTCGGGGATCTGACCAGCGCGTCGGCCGGGGCCAAGTTAATGGAGGCCTTCGGCGGCGAAGGCGCCCAAGTGATTGGTGCGCTGGCCAAGGATACCGATCGACTGCGTAACGGCATCGAGCAGCTGGGCAAGGTGCGCGGACTGGAGAACGCCGAGCAGATGGCCCGGGCCATGGTCGATCCGTGGCAACAGTGGGCGTCCCTGGTCGAGGTCATGCGTGTGGTGTTTGGCCAGGTGCTGATACCGGTACTGACGCCGTTCATGAGCAAGATGGTCGACATCGGTAAAACCCTGGTGCGCTGGTCGCAGCTGTTTCCCAACATTACCCGAGTGATAGGCATCACCGCACTGACCATCATGGCGATCGTCGGCGCCATGTCGTTGTTGACGGTCGTGGTCGGCGTTGCACGGATGACTTGGCTGGGCCTGTTATCGGTTTGGAAGGTCGTGCAGTTGCTGAACCTGCGCACCGTTGCCGGCTTCGTCCTGCAGAAACTGGCGATCCTGGCTTACATGGCCGTGATCTACACGCTCAGCGCCGGCCTTGCCCTGGTGCGAGGCGCCATGCTGCTGTGGCAGGGCGCGATCTGGCTGGTCAACGCTGCACTGTTGGCCAACCCGATGGTGTGGATCGTGGTCGGTGTTCTCGCGTTGGTGGCGGTCATTGTCGCGGCGGTTCACTACTGGGACGAATGGACGTCCGCCCTGATGAACACGGCCGCGTTCCAGTTCGTCGCTGACAAGCTGCAGAAGCTATCCGACTGGTTCAACTCCATGGGCGGTTGGTCAGGCATGGCCAAGGCCGCATGGGACAGCATCGTCGGCATTTTCACCAAGGCCGTAAACGGCGTGATCGATCTGCTGAACAGCATCCCGGGCGTGAACATCGAAGCGCGTTTCGGCGGCATGCCTGAAGTGCCCGGCGTCGATGCCGCGACCAATGCCGCTGACACCGCCAACGCCGCGCAGAAAGCCCAGCAAACCATCAACGCAGCAATCCCCAGCCTTTCGCCGGCGCGCCCTTCGGCGGTGCCGCCCGGCGGCTTGCTGACCAGCATCCAGAACAACAACAGCAGCCAGAACAAGGGCACGCATGTGGAGAACGTGAACATTCACACCGCCAAACCGATGAACCCACTGGAAGTTGAAAACATGGTCGCAATGGCGGTCGGCGGATGAGCGAGTACGTAGACCTGTTGATCGCGAACAACGACCTGACACTGGATCCGTCACACCAGCCGTTGCTCATCGATGACCGCGCCTGCATCGCCCAGGACATCGCTCACATGATCCGCGACAGCGGGTTGCTGGTGACGCTGGTGGCCGAGCGCGATCGGCTTCGGCAGCGCGACTGCATCCAGCAACTGGAACTGTTGGTGGAGGACGACCAGCGCCTGGTGCCGGGCACGGCACGCATCACCCAGCAGGAACCGGGCGTGTACCTGGTCACTGCGAAAACCCTGAAATTTGGTTCGATTGAGGTAAGTCTGTGAGCCAGGTCGATTTTAAAAAGGTGATCGCCGACGCCGGCATACCGACCAGCGAGGCCGGTTTGAAGGCCGCGTGGGAAAAGGAAGTCGAAGCCCAAGGCGCGAAGGTGGCCAACACCAGCAGTTATTCGCCGTTCTGGCGGGTGATGACCGCGCTGGTGACCAAACCGGTGTTGTGGCTGTTGGACTTTCTGTGCCTGACGGTGCTGCCGAATTTCTTTGTGAAAACGGCGGTGGATGCGTGGCTGGACATGCTTGCTTGGGCGGTCAACGTCGAGCGTAAAGGCGCCACCAAAGCCCGCGGTAAATTGCTGTTCACCCGGGCATTGCCGGACGGCGTCATGGAGTTGGAAAAAGGCATTGTGGTGCAGTCTGCAGCCATCAACGGCAACGTGTACCAATTGATTACCACGGCGCCGGCGACGTTCGTCGCGGGCCAGCTGCAGCTGGAAGTCCCGGTGGAGGCGATCGAGTCCGGCAGTGGTTTCAACCTCGCCCCGGGTTACTACGCCATTCTGCCGGTGCCCATCCCCGGCATTGTTCAGGTAGTGAACAAGGACGGTTGGCTGGAATCACCAGGTGCGGATCCGGAACCGAATGACCAGCTGCGTTTGCGCGTGCGCAACCAGTTCTCGGCCGTGAATCAGTGGCACACCGACGCGGTGTATCGCGCCATGATCTCGGCCTTTCCGGGCGTGCGTCCGGACGGCGTTTACTTCGAACACGGCGCACCGCGTGGCCCGGGCAGCGCGAATGCATTTGTGTTGTTTGATGCAGGTGTGCCGGCGGCGACTTACCTGGAGCAAATCAATTCGCACATTCGCGACCAGGGCAACCATGGCCACGGCGATGATCTGCTGGCCATGGTGATGCCCGAAGTACCCGTGAGTGTTGCGATGACGCTTTGGCCGCAACCGAATCTGAGCGCCGAGCAGATCGACACGCTGAAAAGTGAGATCGAGCTATTCATCCGGGCCGCGTTTCGAGAAAGCACGCCCCGGGATTATCAGCCGACGCTGACTTATCCCCAGTCGCGTTTCAGCTTCAGTCGCCTCGCTGAAGAACTGCATCAGCAGTTTGCCGATATCGCCTCACTGCGGTTTACACCAGGCGTCGACATCACCAGCGGGTTGGACATCCCGCGTCTGACGTCGCTGAAGGTGAACCTGCAATGATCAAACTCAAATTGCCGTTCTGGCTGGGCGGCACCGAGCTGTCAAAGCTGGTGGCCGCTGCACAGGCGTGGTGGGAAACCGTGACCGGTTGGTTACGTTGGCCCTATTCGCAGATTGATCCCGACACCTGCCACATGAACATCCTTGAGCTGTGGGCGTGGCAGCGGGACGTGACGCGCTTCAAGGGCGAACCCGAGTCGCTGTTTCGCCTGCGCGTGAAGTACGCGTTTATCAACTCGGTGGACGCCGGCAGCACCGCCGGTTTGAAACGCATATTCGAGCGCCTGGGCGTGGGTTACGTCGAGATCGAGGAACGCCAGCCCGACCGCGATTGGGACGTTGTGCTGCTGAAGTTCAGCAACGCTCAACTGTCGCTCAATCCCGAGCTTTTGCGCGTGCTGATTCAGCAATACGGCCGAACCTGCCGGCGCTACGACTTCGTCACCATCACCCCTGTGGGGCTGCAAATCGCCCTGATCGACTTCAACGACGACCAGCAAACGCTGGTTGCCAGCCTGTAGGAGCGCACCGTGAGCGCCAGTATTACCTTGGCC